TTAAAGTTTTTCAGCTGCTACGATGGTATTTAACTGTGGGCCTAGTTCTATTGTGACCATGAAACCTTGATACGATAATTTTAGTTGATTACCTATATAAGCAAACGTATTTGGATTTTGAACAGCGTTCATTAGATTGTGTATTTGCTCAATAGTAAGTTGCCCAGCTAACAGCTTTTCAATCTGAGAGCTGCTTATTGTAATAGTGCTACTATATATAGGTGCGTTTTTACGTGACAGTTCGTTTAGTAAATTAACAGGCAAGTGCCCTAGCGTAAATTGTTGGCCATCTGGTACTGACTTATTAAGCGCTATCTTTGCTGCTTTTAAATTTACCTGCTTTATATAGTACTGCTGAGACTTTAAAACCGCTTCGTTAAATTGTGGTACCGCCAACGCTTGTAAATCCTTTGAAAGATTTATTACCGATTTCCCCGCAGATATATCCGCACCTAACCATGCTTTGCCCGGATTATAATCCCAACCTAAGTCTATACCAGGTAACTTATTAAGTTCTTCGCCTGTTGATGAGTCTGTTACTTTGAACGACTCCATAAACTTATTAACCGATTCTGGCTTAGTTACTGATAAACCCATTCGTGCAATATCGCGTGCGTTAAGTGATACAACCTTACACCTGCAGTTATAACCATTTGGCGGATAATGCGTATCCCAAAACGGATGGTCAACTGGCAGTAAAATGTAATTCCACTTATTGTGATCAGGTCTTACACGACTATCGCCAGCGGTTAAATATAATAAGTAAGGTCTGCGCTCTTTTAAACGCGCTTGTTGTTGCCAACGGCCAGCCGCCCGCGCGGTATTTTTATTGTTTTGATAGATAACTTTTGAGCGCCAGCCACGCTTACCATTGTATGACCAACCATGATCAGCGACTATTTTGTCAAAGCGTTTTCTAAAGTCTGATATAGTTTCGCCATCACTAATTGCAGCATCAACCGCTTTATAAAAATCATTAAGTATTGTGAGTTCTGTGGCTCCAGCCACAGTAAATGCTTTAGCGTGTATTAAGCCCTGCAAATCTTTATAGCTTTCGCTGGTAAGCTTAATTTTGTCTTTGAAGTGAGAAATGGCTTCCTTGAATTTAACAAGGTCGCCATATTGTGGAGCTGGTAAAGTCATTTTAGTACTCTTTTAGAGACTGTTGAATGTCTTGAATTTCGTTTCTACGTGAATTATCACGGCTGTTACCAAAGAAAAAGTTCAAGATTGACGCTATAACCGTGCCTAAAATAAAGCCCAGTATCGTATCTGCAAAGCGTGTTGCAGTTTCGGGTATAGTTATAAAGGTAATGCAACCTATGTATACCACCGTAGAAAAAGACCAAAACCACGCATAATAATAAATAAAACGTTTCGAAAACTTATCATCTTGGTTTAATGCCTGAATTTGCATGGTACGAGCACTTTGGGTATTTTTAAACGCTAAATCATCAAGCTCTTTTTCCCGGTTTAAAATGGTTTGCCTTAACTCTTGCTGCAAAGCACTGGATTGCTGAACAAGGTTTAATGCTTGCTCAGGTGTGCCACCATTAGTAAGGGTTTGTGCCATATCAACCACTTTAGACGCAACCTTTGCGCCATTGTCGCCCCCTATCCAACTACCAATTTTTTTATCCAGGCCTGTGAGTTTTGCAAGGCCAAGTGCTATTGTTACTGGGTCCATGGTGATACCTTTATATAGTCATCAAAAGATTTGCCGCCAATTTTAATAAGCTCTAAATTTTCGAGCTTTATATATTGGCGAACGAGGCTTTTAGCGGTTGAAAAATCGCATACGTGGTATTCATTTTTTTCATATAGCTCTGGCATTTCTTTTTTTGCACGGCGCTTACCCCATATTTTTTCAGCATCTTTGATTGATTTAGCCGTGTATTTGGCGCGGGTTCGTTTACGCCACACATCAGGAATACATGAAGGGCGTTCTTTATCTTCAATAAACCAAGCGCCCTTAATTACATCGTCTACGTACACAACCAAACTGGTTTTAGACTCAGATACACGGCCACGAGTTACGGTGATTTCAAACTCACCGTACTTGAAAATAACCGAGCTAAACAAACCAGCTAAGTGTTTTTCTATCTCTGCCCACTGCTCTTTTGTAATGGCCATAAGCGCCCCGCTACAGTTTTGCTATATCAAGTGAAATAGGTTGCTCAATGCCTTTATCGTCTTGTTTGTAAAAACGTATAAAGCGGCATGAATCAACAACACCAACCGACTCGGCAATAATATTCATTGCCTTAGTCCACTTGCCAGAATCGTCAGATATTTCGAGCTTACGCAAGCCTAAAATACGCTGTGGATTAAGTGAGCCTTGCTTGTCGGTATTAAATACATTGCTAACAATAGCGCGAATATTTTGATTTCCGCCTTCAGTCCATTCGTCCAGGCATTGATCAATTAACTGCTTAGCAAGTGCTAATTCAGGCCCCAACTCAATACGTTCTTGTGTTTGAAGGGTTACTTTTAACTGGCTGTCAAAGGTGCGCAGAGTCACATTGCCTTTTTTACCGCCAAGATTTACGCCATGTTCTTGCGCTAATAGCTCTATAAAGTCGTCGGCTTCAGCCATTAAAGCGAGCTTAAACTCAGCCAATTGGGCTTGCATATCTTCAGCGCACTTAATGGCTTTTTTTACAAACTCGTCTTTAATTAAATCAGTTGCTTTTACATTGGCAACAGCGACTAAATTGCCTTTGCCATCTTTTAAATAACCTTCAGGTACTTCATTCATCATCTATCTCCACAGTTTTAGAATTAGCCTCATTCATACCCGCCATATACTCGTACTCCATTGCAGTTTGGGCTACTTGGGCCAAAGCAGTGGTTGAAATGTCGGGAAATTGTGAGGTTATTTTTTGTTTAAGTTCGTCCAGGTCTTTAGATGCCTGAGCAAAATGAAAAAGCTTTTTAATGGTGTCGTCGGTAGCGTGATCGAACACATCAAATTCGTCGGTTAGCTCAACGTTGTTACTTAATGCTTTAGCAAACTCAGACTTAGCTGCCGTAGCAATGCCTTTACTTTCTTCGGGAATGTCTAAAATAGCTTCGTTGTCATTCGGTTTTGGTATGCCAAGTTCGTTGTAAGCCCAATCAACACCAATAGGCACAAGGCGTGCTGATTCGCGCACCCGGGTTACCGTTTCGCTGTTTATTTCGCGTTTATCTTTAAAAATAAATTTCGGAGGTTCACCACCATCAAAATTTACTGTGTGCAGAGCATTAGTTATTTGATTACGAAAAGACGCTACAAGTGCCCTGTCTGATCGTTGATTATCGCCTGCACGTTTTGCATGAGTTTCGCTGGCAGCACGTGCGCCACCGCCTTTTTGTTCTGTGGCTAATGTTTGGCTAGTGAGTGCTTTACTTATTTCGGCATTACAAAAGTTAACTAGGCGCTCAGGAACTGGCTCGCCCGATAATTTGCTTTCTATTATTTCAATTGTTGTATCATCAGGAATAGCAGCAATACCGTCTTGCACTAGTTTGGCAAGGCCATTTAATAAGTTGTCTATGTCTTTATCTTGTGAGCCAACCGGGTATTTACCCACAGGAAAAGGAATACCAAAACGCTCACACAGCTGTACAAAAAACTTAAAACCACCGTGTTTAAAGGTCCATGGCCAAAAGCAGCTGCTAAGTAATGCAATGCCGTATGGGTTTTCGGCGCTTGGCATATGGCGAACACACGACCAACGACGATGGTCAACTAATTCGCCCTGTGGGTTTTCGCTGGTTTTTACCATCAGCTCACTATCGCTACTAAACGCAAAGCGACTATTACGCCAGGTTTCTACATATTCGGGTTGCCAGTTGCCATTATGTTTTATGTATTTGCCCAAGTGGGTAACACTAAAACCGTTTAAAATAGCGCTATAGTTATGCCAATCCATATCGGCCCACTCGGTATGGTGACACGGCTTTTTAGCAAAAAATGCTTTGGCTAGTTCATAGCTTTTTAAGCTTGCGGCATCGTCGCCACCTGGTACTAGCTCGGTATTAAAGCTAAATAAACCACTACGCAAAGAGCGCAACTCACCAATTACATGCGCATCGCGCGAAATCTCTTCGTAAATAGCCGTGTTTTTGCCTGCGCGGCGTAAAATAGGGTCTGGATTAGGCAGCTCAGTAATAAGCGAGGTAAGGCTTGGATCTAATCGGTTTTGATCAAACATACGGTTAAGTGCAGCGTATGCTTTCGATGTTATACGTGGCTTGCTTTTAAACATGATAGCCTCTTATTTGTTTAGTTACTTTGCGGCTACTTACACGCGGAATACCGCCTGCACCAGTGCTCGACACCATCCATAAAATGGCAAGTGCACAACTTAAATCGTAGTGATGCATGGTTTGTTTTTCGGGCCAGTTTTCTAGCTCGTCGAGCAGTAAACGGCACCGCGTATGAAATGCAATTTGAGCCGGTGTATTGGTTACATAAGTTTCAAGTGAGCCTATGCGTTCTTCTGCAGGTATAGTTGCAGTAACTCCCCGCAGCGGCAGTGCAATGCCTTGCTCTAACCCCGTTTTAATAAACTGGCTGCGCATAAAATCAAACGCGTTGTTGTTTTCAAAACCCCACACACGACAGTTATATTCTTTTTGCGCACGTATTAAATCGTTAAGTAAACGGCTGGTACCACGTACTTTGCGGCTTTCGTATTCAACGTGCAGCTTTTGTAAATCTTGAGAATAAAACCCCACTAATATAGCGCTAGGGTCGGCTTTTTCGGTTTTACCCATGCTTGGATCACATGCGCCATAAGGCACCCACTCGTTTAAGCGATCTACCCAAAAATCGAATTGGTAAAAAATAGACTCTTCATCGCTTTTGGCAATGCCTTGCATTTCACGGTTAAATTCGCGTTTATTAGCTGCCCACATGCACATTAAATCGTAAAGCGTTCGCACACTTGGCCAGCTGGTTTTAGCACCCTTAAGCATTTGCTTTTTATTTTTTAGCCAAAACTTAAACGACGGTTTAGCCTCGGTTGAAACGGCTTCGCCTTTAGTGGCAGCGCGTTTTTCAAAGCGCTTATCGTCGTGCACCATTAAATCGCGACATTGTTCCCATAAATCCATGCGTTCAGGCATTTGCTTAATGGCTTTAAAGCGATGAACAATATGGCCAGGCGCATCTTCGGCGCGGCTTATTGGGTCGTCATTATTTAAAACTGTATTAACACCTAAAAACTTAACGCTGCCATCAGGCGGGCCTAGGTATTGCACCGCGGCTTCTAAAAAGCGCCAACGGTTATCGCGCTCAGTCGGCGATTTAGCTTCAGCATCGGTAATAATGTCATCTGAGAGCAGTAACTTAGGGCGACTAGCTCCGTGGAACGTACCGCGAACTGACTGCTCAGCACCTCGGCTTTCAAAGCGCACACCTTGAGCTGTTACAAACTCACCTAATTTCCACACAGGTGATGCTGTGCACACCTCGGGAAAGTCCAGCGCCAAGTTATTATTGTTAAGCAGTTCGGTTTTAACTACCTCTAATGTTTTGGTTGGCATTTTGGTTTCTGCGCCAAACAAAATCACAAAATCGGTAAATTGCTTTATTTTTTCTAAGCCCAGGTCTTGGCAAATTTCAGGGTCTTGCAATAGCGCCCACACAGCTACATACACAGGCGCAATTTTTACCGCTAGAGTACTTTTACCTTCACCACGAGGGGCAACAAACCAGTTTTTCCAACCGTTTTCAAGCTTTAGAGCTTCGGGGAACCACTTCATAAAATAGCTTTGAAATTCAGACGCATTTTGGTCGTCATCAAGCCACATATGATGCGGAAAGTAGGTGTATACAAAAAACTCAAAATCGCCACCAAGTACGCGTTTACGGCGCTGTTTAATGGCGGCTGGGCTTGGATCTATATTGCGCTCTTTTGCTTCAATATCGCGGCGCAGAGAACCGGTTATTTGCTCTATTTCAGCTAAAAATTCACGTGAGTTCATATCGGCCATTAGTCGTCTAACTCCTTATCGAGCCGTGGACCAAACGCCGTGAGTATTTCAACAAACTCAGGAGCAAACTCTGGGTATTTGGTTGATACAAACTTAGCCAAAATTTTAAGTACCTCGGTTGCAATGGTGCGTTTTTCAAGGCGTTTATTACCGCCCGACACTTTCATTACTTTGCTCATCATGTCGGTTAGTGAGCTTAAAACCTTGGTGCGTTGTTCAAGTGGTAGCGCAGCGCCTTCAGCTGACTTTAAAAGCTCAAAGGTTTCGTTTACTTGAATGGTAAACTCTTCAATAAAGTCGGTAGTAAACTCCCCTGCAGTGCCTTCACTTCGTCGGCTTGCTGCGCGGGCTAAATCCCAATCGTCGCCATTGTCTTTGGCTTCCATTTTCCAGCGTCGTGCGGTGCCATCGGCCACACTGTGTTTAATACCCGCAACACTCAGTGCTAGTAGCTCGGTTACATAGCTGTGGCGTACTGCGTTTTTTTTCTCTGCGGGGTGTGCCATTAGTTCATCAATCCATTTTTTACAGCGTATGCAATTAACGACACTGCTAAACCTGCAGAGCCACCCATAGCAGCCACTTTAACGCGCTGATTAGTGAGTTTTTCTTCAACATTTTTTAACCGTTCATCGTGTTTATTAATTGCGAGAACTTGACGTTTTTCGCTTTCTTTTAAATCGGTTTTTAATGCGTCGGTTACTACTTTTTGGCGTGCTTCGCTTTTTTCGATACTATGATGAATATCAGCTTTTATCTCAGCAACACTGGTTAAAATGGCCTCTTGGCTTGCCTTAATAGAGCCAATAGATTCAAAAAGTAGGTTTTCTTGTTCTGGGGTCATTGGCCAATCCTTACGGGTTAAATACTTTAATGCCCGTCCACGTAGGCGTGCGTACATCAAAATGAAACCAACTTACTAAACCTTCAATGGCGGTAATGTCTGGAAACTCTTCAGGGTGGGCTAATACGTAATCACGTACTTGTTGAGCAGTGTAATTTTTAAAGCTGCAGTCAAACCCTTTGCCAAGTTTGTGCTGGCTGCGCTTAGCACCAATGGTGCAATCAAGTGGACGATAACCACGGTATTGATTAGCGCCGCCCCAATACCAGTTGTTTACAGTGCACGGGCCAAACTTTTCACGTAGTTTTTGCAACATGCGCAGCGCACGAGCATCAAAGCAATTGATTAAAAATAAAGGTGAATCTTTAAATAGTTCAAAGGTTGCTTTAGGTACCAGTTCTTGAAATATAAAGCTGGGTGCTAAAGGAACCGCCACACGTTGTTTAAGTGCCATGCTGTTTAGTCCTTGTGATTTTAGTTAAACGTTGTTTAGTTAGGACATAACAGGCAGGTAAGCGCGTATTGCGAAGTGGTTTTTTAGCCGCAGGGTTAAGCAGCTGTTTAACACGGGCACGCAATGCTGGCAGGTCTTGTAGCGGGCAACGACGCGAAATAGCGATTTGCTCGGCTTTAGAACTGGCTTTAATTATTTGCTGAGCTAAATGCTCAATAATTGGGATATGCACTGTATTTGTCATACAGTAAGTAAATCAATTTAGGGGGAAATAAACCGCTGTAAAGTTGTTTTCAGCTAGGCGCTGTAGAGGTGTTATATTAGGTTAAAGCAAATTGGCTTATGATTACAAGAGCCACAAGCCAATTAGTTTAAATAAGATTTAAACAGGGTTTAAAGTAGTGTTAAAAGTTCGTTTAGTAGGTCGTTTACTTGGCGCTCTGTAAGCGTGCCTTCTTCAAGTGCATCTTCAATTAATTGTCTCGCATCATCGTTTAATGCCATTTGGTTGTTAAAACATACACGGCGCAAACTCCCTCCGTTAATGTTCATGCCAGCGGTGACTTGAGGTGCCTCGCCTTCAAATTTTACTACATACGTTTGATATTCAGTTGCCATTATTTACCCTTAATTTCTTTATATGCTTCGCGGTATTCGTCCATCATGCCTGTTGTATCTAGGCCAAATAACTTGCGTTGGTTTATATACCGGTTAAACAAATTTAAACTGTGTTTGTACTGCCACGGCTTTGGCTTAGCGCCGCCGCTAAGCTGTAAAGCCGTGAGCAATACAAAGTTATTGTTTTGCATTGCTAAGCATTGTTTCTTTGATATTCACGGCCGCAATAACAGCAATGTGTAGCCATTATCGAAATGTCGATTTTAGTTTTATTACGTGCATGGCCACCGCCTTTTTTGGCTGCTTGAAATTCAACTTCAACTTTAGGGTTTGCTGGCGAGTACTCCCCCTCAGTTAGAATCATTGATTGCCCTTGCCACCTAAAACCTATATTAATGGCGTCTGCAGGTACTTTGCCTTGCTCTGTTAAATGGTCTTTGACGCGGTTTAATGTATCTTTAAAACAGTTACACGCTTTATTTTCAGTATTGGTATCCATGTTATTCCCCTACAAACTTAAATTTAATTGTGTTTCGTGCGCCCGTTCGTCTTGATACGCGCTGTAAATACTGGTTATTTGCTGACGCGTAATTTTAAAACGCATTACCAGCTGTTGAATGGTGCTGGTTTTGTTATCCAGCTCTTTGCATATTTCTTGGTTACGAATTTGCATTAGTACTTTGTGTAACATGGGCATTTGGTAATGCTTAGTTTCGTATTCTGCTAGTAGCTCGTTAACTACATCCATACCAAAAATTTTAACCACTTCATGATCAGCTGTTGGCTGCTTGGGTATATAAAACATTTGCCCTTGTTTTTCGGTTAAAATAGCAATCGTTTTTTCAACTCCTAAATGCTTAACTATGCTGCGCAAACCATAAGGCAATGCACGCATATCAATTGTTACTGAACTCATTAATCACCCTCCAGTAAGTGTTCTAAATTATATTCGCGGTCAATTTCACGCTGCTCTTTGTAGGCTTCAACATTGCGCCTGGCTTTACTTTTTTTAACGTCGCCCGCTTTTACTGCGCGGCGATTTAACACCTCTTGGTACTGCGGGTTGCGTGGGTTAATAGTAAAGTTTTGGTACTCTTCGTAATTAGCCATTTAAGCCCCCTGCTCAGCCTTTTGACGTGCAAGCCATTGCTTAAGCACTTCTATAATATGCGGCCACTGCTGCGCACTTTTATACAGGGTTTTACCTTGTAAATGTTTTTCGCAAAACGCGTCGCATGCCTGCTTAGAATCTACATTTACCGCACCTGCTCGGTGCAGCTGCCCCCATAGGCTGTAAATCATTTTTAGCTGTGCAGGTAATTGCTTTTTGCCTGCATTAGGGTTCATAGCGCGGTAACGAGCAAGCAGCTGCTGTTGTTCAAGTTTACTAAGCCCTGTACATGTATTTGTGCGGCCATCTGCAATGTACGACACATTAAGTTGGTGAGTATCTTGGTCGATACCCGCCGCCTTTTGGGCAATTTTGATTTGCTGTATTAAGTTGCTCACGCTATTTCCTCCTGGGCTACAAATTCGAAGGTTGGTGAGTCGGTAATGGCAATTATTTTAATGCCCCAGTCGTGCATACCTTCAGTAAAAACTAGTGGAAAATGACGATAAATAGTATTAAATCGACGTGCTGTATGGGCATGAGAATTAACCTCGTGCACGTGATGTATTGCAAAAAGCTTATCGGCAACTAAGGTTGCAAATGCCGCTTTTATATTACCGTCGCAGCTGTCGATTAACTCTCCCTGTGGGTCCATTTTTGCCAGTAGCGAAAACATGCTTTGGTTAGTAACGCGATCACTAAATGCCAATTGTGCTGTGTAACGTGCTGTGTTTAATTTTATTGAAAATGCCATGATTAAATCCTTATTTAAATTATGTTTAAACGGCGTTTAAACCGCTGGTTTATTAAGTACTGATGAAAAAATGCCATTTATTAAAAGTTTATCTATGGCCGTGTCTGGGTTTTTATTTGTGTGGTTAAGCAAATGCGGTAACAGGTTTTCAACCAGTTCACGTGCATTACCTTCAACGCGCTTGTGCAGCCACTGCCACCATTTTGCGTCGTCTTGGGCGAGTTTTACGGTGCCCTCGGTTAACTCTAAAAACAGGGTGCGAATGTCTTCTACGGTTATTTGGCCAATGGGTTTAGGCCAAAAGCACACGCGGCTTGCTATTAGTTCGTAGCGCTCTTGCGTTTGTAGTTTGTCGACCAGCTGAATGTTGCCAACCAGGGTTACGCCTACTATGGCTTGGTCGCTTATAGTGCGCAGTGGGTCGAGTGAGTTAGGCTTGCACTTATCGGCTTCGTCTAAAATGATTAAACGGTCGGTATCGCGCAGTGCCATAATAATTTTTTGCATGTTTTTATACGCACTTGGGCAGCGCGATAAGCCTAGGGCTGCAGTTAACTGCTCAAGCACTTGGGTACTACTGGTTTGCTCGCTGCCGGCGATTAAAATGGCTTCTTTATTTTGGCGGCAATATTCATTAATACCTTTGGTTTTACCTAGGCCCGCTTGGCCTGCAAACACACTAAAGCGCTTACGTGCGCGCGCTTGGTCGCACGCCATAGCAATAAGCTTAGAGGTACTTGTAGGAATAAAGCGTACATCGCCGTACACAATACTAATTTGCTTGCGCTCGGCGGGGTTGTTATTAGCCTTGCCTTGGTCAACATCTGCAGGGCAAATTAACGCCCAAATGTCGTGTAAGTGTTTAGTGGGTTTGGCGTTGTATTTACCGTTAATTAATTGGCTAATAGACGACGTGCTTTTACCCATGCTTACGGCAATACTGGCGCTAGTAATGTTTTGGTCGCGTATTTCGGGCGATTGCAAGCGCAAACAAATACGTGACGCTAATTCGCGATCGGCTTTAGCATACGACTTATTAAAGCCGTTACGTTTTTCAATGTCGGTAATAGCCGTTTCACCAAAGAGCTTATGCCACATAGCTACAACTATTTTTTCAGGATTTATAGTGCATTTATTTGCCAGCACCTCTTTAACCGATTGCAATGCAAAGCCACAATTTAGCTCCTCAATAGTCATGCCTGTGGTGCTCAGCTCTTGGTTAATAAGCTCAACACGTAGCGTTTGCTCGGGTGTGTATGGGAATGGTTGGTTATAGCTCATAGCTGTGTTCCTTACGTAAAAGTGGTTGGTCTAATAATTCGTTTAGGTCAATTTCGTGTTGTGGCACTGCAGGTGCTACGTCAAAATCAAAAATATTTACTGGGGTTAACTGCTCAGTAATGGCATTAACAGGCGCTGCCAGCTCAGTTACTGCATCAATATCAATAATGCGTGTACTGGCTTCTTGGGCGCGCACTTCTTGTAAATGTACTTGTAAGCGTTTTTCGCGGCCTGTAAGGCGTTTTTGCTGGGCTTGCTCAACACGCGAAGACGGTATTGCATGGGTTTTGCTTTTTAAGTTAGCAACCATTAAAAACTCACCGTTTAACTTATAAAGCTTGGTGTAGCTGTCGTCGTGCATGTCGTAGGCTGCAATTAGTTCTTGGCCATTAAACTGGTGCAAAAAGTCGGCACTGTAATCACGTTGATGCAAGCGAAAGCGGCCACGACGAATGTTTACCGTTTCGCGCGGCAGCATTACAAAGTCGCCCTCTACCGGTGGTACGCGGTCAACGTTTTCATCCCACACTTGTTGGCGAGTTTTACCTTTAACTTCTGGGTGCTCACTGTTGTGGTAGTCGTTTAAAAAGGCTTTAAACTCAGCTATCCACTCGTCAACACTTGGCAGTTTACGTTTGCCTTGCTTGGCTTCTTTTAGTACCAGCTGCTTATGGCGATCGTTATGATGGCGACCACAATAAGTGCTGAACTTTTTGCCTACACGGTCTTCCATGTGCAAGAAAAAACGCTCTATCCATTTGGCTCTGGCATTGCCAGGTATGGCAAAAATAACGTCTATTTCAAACTGGGCATAAAAGCCGGTGGTGTCGTCGTTCATTAGTTTGTTTTTGTAGCCAGAGCCGTTATCTAAATAAAACATGGCAGGCACGTTGTTATGTACTTTAATAGCGCGGCTAATAGCGGCTAAAGTATCAATCGTGCTTTCGGCGTAGCCAAGTTCCCAGCCCACAATGCAGCGGCTTGCTACGTCTTGAAACGCGGTAAGTTCTGCACGGTATGGCTTGCCTGTTTTAGGGTGCGCTAAATACACGTCAATGGTGTGGCCATCGCCGTTATACATAACGCCAGGCTTAATGTTGTCGGTTGAGCGCAGTAAGTGATCTTTGTGCTTTTCGCGATACAGTTTTGCACCCATACGGTATGGGCTTTGTGGGCCTAGCTCATGGGGCAATGCATTTATAAAGCGGCGTACTTGGTGGTGCTGTGCCTTGTAACCCTCTTTATTTAATTGGTCGCTCACTTGCGCAAAGCTTGGGCTATTTGGGCTGTGGTATAGCTCAAGGCTACGTGCAAGCCAGCTGTACTGGGTTTGTGCTTTGCCTTTATGGTTAGGTAATAAGCCATTAATGCCATTGTCTTTGTACGCATTACACCAGTTATATATAGTGGCGCGGCCAGGCAGCTTGCCTAGCACTTCAATAGCGACCATTAAGGTGCTAGGCGCTAGGTTTGCACGGTAATTAGTTACAAGTAACTCAAACGCTTTTGGTAACCCGCCTTCTTGGGTAAGCAAGTGGCGCACAAGTACAGCACGGCTTTGGGCTTTTTTGCGGGCGGTTTCGCTGGCATTTTGCCAACTTAGTTCGCTACCTGTGCTTGGTAAGCGATTAAATCGTTGAACTGCAGGATGCATTGCTCTCTCCTACTTATGGGTTTTAGTTTGGTCGTTAAACATGGCTAGCATGTATTCACGGTTTGCTTGGGCGTCTTGCCATTCATCTTCGGCAAATTGCGGTATGCAGTCAGCGCCGGCTAAATGTTCTGGGCCAAACTCGCCACTTAAACGGTTGAGCATATGGGTAATGCGTTGCTGTACCGCTAAGAATAAATGCCAGGTTGTTTGCGCTGCACCAATGCGGTGGTTTAAATCGAGGTCGCGGGCATTACAGAGCTGCTCGGCCATGGCAATAAACTCTTCGAGTGACTCGTTAACAACGGCGTTGTGTGCAAATGCCTTTTGGCGCACCTGCGCTACTAACATAGGTAACTGGTACATTTGGGTTGGGGCTTTAGTTAAGCGCTCGTTTTCAAGGGCGTTAATTAGCGTGGCGGTTTGCTCTTCAAGATCAGTATGCTTGTCTTTCAGCTTGCGAATTTCTTTACGAAACTCACGCACAGACAAATCATTAAGCGTGTCTAGATCTTCGTCATCAAGTGATTCCACGGTTTCAACCGGTAGGCGCGCCATTTCAATCAGTTTGCTTTTGTTCATGTTTAAAAGCGCGGACGTCCGCGCTTTTGCCTCTGGCAGCGCTAAAAACATTTTGGCAACTGTGACTGCTTCTTGGGCTGTGCGTGGCGCAATAGAGTATTCGCGTAACTTGTGTTCAAATTCGCCGTGGCCTAAATGCATTTTGATCGACATATACAGCAGCCCGCGCTTTGCTGTATCAACCAGTGCTTGCTCTTCCATACGCACAACCAGTTGCCATGCTTCATCAACCGAATCTGGCATAACAAGTTGTATGTGCCCTGCCATTTTTTCAATTTTGGCACTGAGCTGCTGTTGCTCTTCGGCAGAGAATGTTTGCTCTGTTAACTCAGTGCTCATAGCGGGCTCCAAAAGTGCTTGTTATGGATGAAACCGTGCCCGTTTTAAGGTTTGTTACCGATGTAAGTTGTGGCCTAACTACGCTTTTGTTGTTTGCTAACAGCATTACATCAGCCTCAATATTGCTAATTTGGTGTTTTTTAGACGGAGCTTGGTCTTTGATGGTCATTGTTTTAGCCTTAATTTAGTTTTATAGCGGGTGGTGTAATGGTGCTGTCATTCTTGGTCGTCGTTGGTGAGTAACGACTCGGTAATGTAGCGCTGCATGGCGGTGCGCTCTTCTATTTCCATTTGCAGCTCAGCGTGTTGTTGCAATAGCTGCGAACGCTGATCAACCGCTTTAAACAAAATAGGTTTTAGCAACACATTGGCAGGCTCGGTTGAACGTACGGCGTAACACAGTGCAGGTAAAAAATGCATTGGCATGTAGTGGGCTTGGCTAGGTGCTAGCCACTTATTGAGTTTTGACTGATCAACTTCGTTGTTTTGCGAGTGCAAAGCGTCGTTCATACGGTCCGCTATTACTGGGCGGCTAAAGCCAGAGCGCTTCATGGCTGAGCATACACTGTGAATAAACAAGTGATATATATCGCAGTCGGGTGCAACATCGGCTTCAAGTATGCTTTTAGTCATTTGGTTTTTTTGTGCCATTGTTAAATGTTCCATAGTAAAAAGTTCTCTAAAATTACCTTGCTTAGCTGCAGGACTTATTCACATGATGTAGGTGCAAGCAAAGCGGCAAGTTCGGCTTTACGCTTGTTGAGATTGGCTTCTTGTTTGGTTTTACATTGATATGCAGGCACGTCTGGAAATACCTGCTCTACTGGCATATCTATAGCTTTAGCAATGGCATTTGCTATAACAGATGAGGTATTACGGCGATGAATAATAGAGCTAATATGAGATGGGTGTTTGTTAATGCACTCAGCAACCATGGCGAGGGTATAACCCTTTTTGTAAATTGCGGCTTTGATTTCTTCGTGATTCATTGTAAATTACCTTATTAATTTGTGAACCTGCTAGTAGCTGATACTTGTAGCGGGTTTGTGTTTAAGACAACTGAACTATATGCATTCATTTGTATACAGTCAAGATAAAAATGAATACATACGTGAACAAAATTTGTGAAACATTAAAATTTGAAAGAAAAAGGCTTGGCTTTTCTCAAGAGCATTTTGCTAACTTATGCGGTGTAACGCGTGGCTCACAGGCTAATTATGAGTCTGGATCACGTACCCCAGATGCTGATTATTTAACGGCAGCAATAAAAGCTGGTTGTGATCTTGAGTTTTTGTTTAATGGCACACGAAGCAAGCAACTTGATGAAGCCGCACTTGAAGATTGCATAGAAATACTTGAAGACGCATTAGTATTGGCGGGCCGCAAGCTGACAGCAAAGCAGAAGGCACGCGTAATTTGCGTGCTATATGATGAATATACCGATGATGGTGTAGAACTAACCGCACAATCAGTAGTGAGGCACTTACGATTGGTGGGGTAAACTTATTAGGCATTAAGTAATGGACGATAAAAAACAAAAGCTACGGGATGAACTTGCTCGGGCGCTAAAAGCAGAGTATGAAAACTCTGATAAACAGCAAGCCGCTGATGATGAAAAGGTTGATACCAAGCCAGAAGATAGGCATTTAAAAATAAACCAAAGCATTGTAGGCAGTAATAATAGTGTAAGCCAAAGCGTGAATTATGTTGCAAGGGATGGGTTCGATCCTAATAACCCTAATATAATTGAGTGCCCTAGTTGCTGGAACCAAGCTAGTAAGTTTGCTAATTGCATAAATTGCAATCTTAATATTCCGGAGCACTTTCATTCTTTGGAAGTAGAGCGGCGCAAACAGATTGCTAAAAAGCAGGCAGAAGTTACCTTGATTGCGAGTTTAGCTTGCTTTGGGTTAAACTGGTTGACTGGTTATTCAATGTTTATTGTTGCCGGTATAGGGTTGTTGTTTATTGCTACTGCACTAAGTAAGTTATCTGGTAAATAATTAGGTTATATAAATAAAAAGCCCCTAGCTAGGGGCTTTTGTTAACTACCCTTTTTGGGTAGTAATACTGCGTCATCAAAAATAACATGGCAACCAAAGTCGTATATTATGTTTTGCTGTTCTATTAGAAGTATGTCACCAAAAAAATCAACAGTATCACCAATGTTGTATTCTTCTAAGTCCCCTGGCTTAATGCCAAACATTGCTATTGCTGTTAAGCGGAACTTAGAACGTAAATCATTGCCACCATAGGTTGGTGCAATAATCGCACTATAGGCTCCTTGTTTCTCGTTCAAACTAATTAAACGACCTGACCATGTCGCAAGGTTGTCGGTTAGTTTTTTTGCGAGTGCATTTCTTTGAACTTCAGTCTTATTACTGCAAGCATCAATAGCGATTAGTTGCTGAATATTTTGATCTTCAATATTGCTCGCGTCTTTCATAGCAAGTATTTCTGTTTTGTCTTTTTTGAAACTAGGTCTAAGGCTTTTATAGCTTTTAGTAGGGTTAACTAATTCACTGGTAAAGTTATCTATGCCTATTAACTTTATACCATCAAAAGCAAAATCGCCTTTGTCAGTAGAGTAACAAATATAACCTTCTCTAGAGTCGTTGCATTTATATAAGTCGTAGATCATTACCGAAGTTAGCGTATACATTACATCAACGTTATTGGGTTGAGTTGGATAAGTAATATTTACAATAGCTTTAGGGGCATCAGGAGTTTCTGTTGATGATGTCGACTTACAGCCCCCAAAAACTGCCACAGCTGCGAGTGTTAAAAGTAGTTTTTTCATGTTTTTCCTTTTTTGTATTTAATCCTACATTAGCGAGAGCCATTTTGTATGTAAAGGTTTTTCCGACAGTGGTTTTTACTGTGGTTGGTTATTGTATATGGCTATAAATTTAACTATGGATAACTAAGATGCTGTTAAGAGTATTAAACCCATTATTATTCGCTGTGGCTTGGACTTATGTTTTTTGTGACATTGTACAGGGGCATAATAACCTTATCGCTTTTTATCAAAGCAGTAGAGTGTATATAACTACCGCTGTTGGGATTGCGGCATTAATACTGGCGTTGTTTAGCTTAGCATTTACCTTGTTTTTAAAGCGGGTTGTTTACGATACGGATGCCTACAAGTTACGTTACGAAGAAATGAATAAGCTGCAAATTACTAATACGGGTATGCCATTAAATGGTATATATAAACCACTTAAAAACGTATTTACCTACTTAATGATAACGAGCTTCTTATTATTAATTGCTACCGTTACGCAGGTGACAGTAGGGTTTATTGAGCATGACAATGCAGTGTTTTTCAGTTTAACGGTTGGTATGTACGCTGTATTTAGCTTGATTGATGCGCTATTTATTTGTGCACAAAATGTGAATGATGCACTTAGCTCTGAAAATGATTAGGGTATTAAAATGACTGAAAAAATAGTTTTAATAATACTTATTGTTGCACTTATGCCGCTTTTTTATTGGCTAGGATATACGGTTGTATACATAACGTTATGTAAACTCTTTGGAAAAATAGTTACCTATAAAGAAGAGGTTGATGGTGTTTTTGTGATAAAAAAAGTCAGAGTAAAAAGTGATTAAATGGCTTAAAACATTTTTTATATACCAAGCGTGTGCAGATGAAATTAAAGTAACCGTTGTTGATGGAAGTCATTTTGTGGCTGATTTAAATTCGCTTGCTAAGAGTAAGGTTGCTAAACAGCAAGTAAGAAATGCAAAGTACACCATGAAGGAAAAAAGGTTTTAGCGCACTATATATGTAAAGGTTTTTCCGACAGTGGTTTTAACCAAGGTTAGTTATTGTAGATGCTCACTGATTGTATTTAATTTACGTATTTACTAAACCCTTAGTTTTAACTGATTGGAGAATGATGATGAGCACTCTCGTTTGGACAAAGCAAAAACCCACATTGCCAGGCTTTTACTTTTTTAGAATGCATGACACCGCGTACAGTGTGCAGCATCCGCATGTTAGATACTTAGCTTTTGACGATGGTGAGCTATGTGTTATTGATCCCGAATTTCACCTTGTTGACGAGTTAAGTGATGACTTTGAGTATGCGGGGCCAATTACTGAGCCAGTTGAACAAAATGAAATTAGTGACTTTCTTACTTGTGATTCAGCCTTATTTGAAAGGCAGTTGCTCGACAATGTCACGACTGACGAGCAGGTGACTAGTATTTAGGCTTGCTGTATTTAATTTTACTGATGGAGAATGATGATGCCTTTAATTGAAAATGGCTACTACCAACCCCCGGGGCTTAGCTCTAACGAGATTGCACACAAGGCATTACTATTACTTAAAAGTAATGCACCAATGTTAACTGGCCTCACTGTAAATGATGCGCGGCTAGTGCTTGAGGAGGCTAATAGGTTTTTAATGTGTTCAACTCAAATTACCACTCATTCATTTAATGAGGTGTTTTGCGCTGAGCCTAGCTTTGCTAAAGCAGTGGCTGAGCAACACGCTTATGAATTGGCTGAGCAAATGCAAAGTGCCCCCGCTAAAGACCCTGCCCCCCAAGAGCCACTTGACGAAGAACCTGTAACCAAGACTGAGCGCCAGTCGTTTGCGAAGATGATTGCACAACAGCAAGCGCAGATTGATAAGCTAATTAAAGCGAGTAACGCGAATAACACAGGCGCTTTGAGGCTTTGCGATCATGTATTAGATTTGAATAACCGCCTTGAGAAAAAAATCAGTAAAGACGAATTGGATGAGCGCAGTAGCGAAATGAGAAAACAGGTTCTTGAAGGCTTTGCTTATATGAAAGATACCCTTGTTAAAATATTGAACGAACGATGAAATTAGCAGGCCATTGCGGCCTGCTAGATTTACTGCTTGGCCTCGCGCTCTTTGATATCTTCTCTCATCTCATCAGTCATTACTTTCATTTCAGCAAGAAAGTCTTTGGAGGACATGTCTTGGTTTGAGGGTTTTGCAATATAGCCTTTGTCGTTAAGGGTGTTATAAAAACTCTCTGCTTGCTCTATGGCAAAACTGGGGTCGATGGGTTGGTTGTTGTTGTTGATATGTTGGTTGGCAAATATTTTTGCCGCTAAGTCACCAATGGTTCGTTTTTTTACAGACATTACATTTCCTTTTTTATGTTGAGTTAAGCCCCCGCTGTATTTAAATACAGTGGGGGCTTATTTTTTAACACAACTTTTTAAAAAAGGCCAAAAACACATTAACGCCTGTAAGCTATTTTAAGCGCCCTGCTTTGTTTTGTGGCTACATTGGCTTGAGTTGAAACCGTTTAAACACACTCAGTTGAATTTAAACACGGTTTAAACATGGTTTAAACTCATTTGCGGGGTGTGTTAGCCTGACAAAGCGGGTGTGGCTAATATTTGCTGTATTTGTTGCTTGTTAAGTTTTAGGTTTGCAAGTTGAGCGAGTAGTGCTTTATGTTCTTCTGATAGACCTTGCAGCGATATTGTATTGTTGGATAAATCGGCCAGTGATTTTAAATTGTGAATGGGGAGTTCATTTACCAAAAAATACTGATTTATTTGCTCAACCCGCTTACGGCTAATTTTTTTCTTTCCTATTTCTAGCGAGCTTAAATATGCTGCTGATATATTTAGCTCTCGGGCCATGGTTATCAAAGTGCAGCCAATATCAATGCGCGCTTTTCTTACGGCTTTGCCAAACGGGGTTAATTGCATTGGGTGGCTCCATTGCTGTGGTGATGTAATGCAAGCATTAAAGCTGTATGTTGATTTTGCGCTTTTGTTATTTGCCTTAGATGCTGATGCTGTAATAAAGCCAGCTTATGCTGAGTGTTAATGTATTTAACGCCCAATAAGAACCCCAGCACTAGAGTAAGAGTACATAACAGTGTTTTTGCATTAGTACTCATGCTTTACCTCTTTTACGTGCGCACACTTGCTTGAGCAATAAAGCTCACCGTTTAATTTAATTGGTTGGTAAAGTGGGCTGTTGCAAAAGGTACAAAGCGAAAATGCCCGTGCCCACACCTCGTATTCACACTTCTCGCATTGGCCATCGAGGAAGGTTATTTCGTCAGTAGTGAGTGGTTTTGTACATTCTGTGCAGTGCGCCATAAAATAATCCTTGCATGGTTTTAGATACCCGCTTAGCCTATATAAGCAACCCCAATACACCCGCTGTAAAGTCTATTCCAGCGGTTGGGGCTCTCCTCCTCACATACACTGGTGCCACTTAGTTAGTTTATTGGCACTGGGAACATGGCAAACAAAACAAGCACAAACACCAAATTCAATTGGTTTGAAGTATTTAGAGCCGGTACACAAACCGATTCTAAAGGCGTAACACACACATTTAGCGACGCAGATTTAAACAGCGTTGTAACCAACTTTAAACCTAAAACCGCTCCGCTGGTTATTGGCCATCCTAAAATGCACGATGCTGCATGGGGCTGGGCCAGTGATTTAAAAGCTGAAGGCGGCTCTTTGTTTGCTAAAGCAGACGATGTTTGCGCTGAATTTGCCCAAGCTGTAGCCGATAAGCGCTACCCTAACCGCTCGGTACGATTAGAAAAAGTAGCTAATGGCTACCAACTTGCGCACATTGGTTATTTAGGTGGCAAGCCACCCGCTGTTGAAGGCCTTGCCTGGCAGTTTAACCAAGCCGATGATGCCGACACCCTTACCCTAGAATTTGCTGCAGGCGATATTGACGACATATCGCTGCACACATCAAACACCCTTACCCGCCTTATGAGTAATTTACGTGGCTTTATAACCGACCGCTTTGGTAGTGAAGCAGCAGATAAAGTTGTGCCTAATTACGAAGGTGAATGGTTAAAAGAAGAAACCATTATTGCTGAGCATGAGCGTGCTAAAGCCAATAGCGACAACAATACAGAATTTAATAAAGGCGATAATGCTATTAATACCGATGTAAATAGCAACGCCACCCCACCCACCCATGAGGACAATGCAATGGATGAAAAAGAGAGAAAGGCGCTGCAAGACCAAATTGATGCAGCGAACGCTAAAAACGCTAAGTTGGAATACGCGCAGCGTGTTGCAGCGGCCAGCACCTTTATTAATACCGAAGTAAACGGTGGTAAAGCGCCGCGTTTAACGAATACCGATGGTGTGGCTGAGTTTATGGCCAAGTTAAATGATGGCGATGCCACGTTTGAATTTGCAGCCAGCGACGGTAAAAACCAAGCGCTTAAACCTGCGACCTGGTTTGAAGGGTTTTTAAAAGGTTTACCAGAGCAAACTGGCTTAACGAGCGAGTTTAATAAAGACGATAAAAACGGCGAAGTAACTGACGATAGTGCAGAAACACTGGCAGCTAAGGCGCTTGATTATCAACAATCACAATCTAGTAAAGGCGTGACTATTAGCATTACCGCTGCGCTGGACCACATTAAAAAGGCATAAGACTATGGCAAATCCAGGATTTATTAAAAACTTTGCGGCAACAGCTACTATTGCTGCTAACCGCTTGGTTGTTGTATCGCCAGTGGCTGACTTTGCTGTAGCAAGTGCGGTAGATGCAAGCGCAGCGTATGCCGGCGTAACTGAGCAAGGTACAGATGATCATTTACGAATAGATGTGGTTATGACTCAAAGTGCGCCGGTTGAATTTGGTGGTGTAATTGAAGCGGGTGATTTAATTGTTGCAGACGCAGACGGTAAGGCAGTGGCATTTGACTTAGCTACGAGTGTAGGTGCGACACAAATACATATTGCAGGCTGGGCCATGGAAGATGGCGACGTGGGTGTAATTGGTGACATATTTTTAGCGCCACAAGTAATAGCGACTATTCCAACTGCATAGCGCAGCTGGGTTAACTTAAATTTATATAATAAGGATTTGTCATGAGTAATGGTATGCCATTTACCCCTGATGTTGAGCAAACGGCGATTGCCATTGCTTACAAAAATAAAGCCTTGGTTGCAGATATACTTGCACCTTATTCACCGGTTGGGTTACGTAACTACAAATGGACAGAGTATAAAAAAGGCGAAAAGTTTACCGTTGTAGACGATAAAATTGGCCGTAAATCGTCCCCTAATAAAGTTGAGTTTAGTGTTGAAGATAGAACAGGCTCAGTTGTTGATTATGGCTTAGCTGATGTTGTGCCAAATGACGATGTTACGAATGCGCCAGCAAACTATAACCCGCGTTTACATGCTGCTGAAAGTTTAACTGATTTGGTATTGCTTAACCGTGAAATACGCGTTGCTAATATGTACAACAAAGCCGCTAACTTTGGTAGCACTCAATCATTAGCGGCGGGCGGACAAAAGCGTGTAGATGATGCAACACTGGATATTTTGCCGTTCTTTTTAGACATGCTTGATGCACCACTTATGCGCCCGAATGCCATGACGCTATCGCAAAGTGTGGCCACTAAGCTGCGTACCCACCCTAAGTTACTAAAAGCGTTTAACGGTACTAGTGGTGATCAAGGCCTAGTGCCATGGAGTTATATTAAAGAAGTACTTGAGCTTGATTATATAACCGTAGGCCAAGCGCGATTAAACACAGCTAAAAAAGGCCAGGCACTTGATCTGCAACGTGTGTGGAAAGATAGCTTGTCGTTTACTTACCACGATCCGCTTGCGTCGTTTAACAATAACCGTATGACCTTTGCGCTAACCGCGCGTTATGGCTCGCGTACATCGGGCAATCGTGATGTTGCTGCTGGTTTAAACGGTGGTGTTGAAATTATGGTAGGCGAAGCCGTACAAGAGCAAGTTATTGCAAAAGATTGCGGTATTTTACTTACCAACGTATTAACGCCTGGCTAACGCTAGATTTAATTTTTCATTGTTCCCTAGTTAAAAGGCCTCTTTTTTTGTTTTTTTTGGGGCCTTTTTTTACTAACTGAGGTGTGTATGTTTACGACAGTTCAAGCAGTTATCGACAAAGTTGGCATTAATGTGCTGTTGCAATTTGCTACGGCTAAGTTTGCGATGGCGGGCAGTCGCCCTACTCGTGACGATGTAGAAGCCGCACTTTTAAGTGAAACGTATAGTGAGTTACAAGCGCAGATTAATGCTTGGTATAACCAAGCGCAAAAAAATGTAAATTCAGTTATAGCAGGGTATGTAGCGCGGTTTGAACTAAACCAACGCGACATTGATGGCTCGGTATTACCGGGCATAGCTAATGATTTAATGCATTGTGAACTTGCCCCTAACATTGCAGACGAACACCTTAAAAACCTTAAAAGCAGTGCTATGGCGATGCTAGACAAGGTTAGTAAAGGCGTGATCCAAATTAAGGAAGACGGGCCCGCAGCCACAAGAACAGGGATGCGCACGAGAGTTGCGGGCACTCAATTTAACTGGCCAGGCTATTAAATTGGCGGGTGTATTTATAAATATAACGGGTAATGCACTGCCCCGCTTAACCCAAATTGCAAACACAAGCGGTGAACCAGCTGATGTACTGGACGACATTGGTGCCTTTTTAGACATGGACGTCACCACTCGATTTTTACGTGAAGTAACACCCGAAGGCCGTAAGTGGGAGCAGTCGCAAGCGGCCAAAGACCGTGGCGGTTTAACGCTCACTGATGAGCGTAACCTGGCAGGCTCTGTTACGCATAACGTAAATGGCAATACGCTTGAGCATGGCTTAGGTGAAAAGTACGCAGCCATACACCATTTTGGCGGTAAGACCGGCCGTAATAAAAGCGTGACCTTACCCGCACGGCCAATACTGGGTATTGCTGCTGTGCAAGAGACTGAAATTAACGACATCATTACTGATTGGTTAATTTAAATAGTCTCTTAGTTAAGTTTAAACAGTATTTAAAGAGCATTTAAATGGCATTTAACTTTGATTTAAACAACATAGAAACCTTGCTAAGCAACACTGTGCTTAATGCAACCGTTGGCTTTGCAAGCGACTTTAACTACGTGCGTGAACATGCAGTACACAGTGCACAGCTGTTTGTATTGCCACTAGCCGATGACAATATCAATACCAATGAAGTGCCTGGGCTTGATGAGTACCAGGTTAAAGATGTGTTTGCGGTGATGATTGTGATCCCCTGCTCTGCAGGGAATGCCACCACTGATGAGCAAATTAAACAATTGCGCAGTGATATTAAAACCGCCGTGGCTGGGTGCCAGTATGCGGGGTGGGATGCAATAAAACTTGATAAAGGCCGCACGATTGAGCTTAGCAAGAAAACAAATAATTTAATTTATCAGTGTCAGTTTAGTGTAACTGGCATACATACCGTAGCTGTGAGGGCAATGCCATGAGCAAAAAAACAGAGCCGCAATTAACAAAACCCGCTGAACAAAAGGCTGACGTTAACATAAAGCCTAAAATGTCGCGAGCGATGACAATTGCACAAAACGTTAACCAAACTTTGGCAAATGCTAAAGGTAACAGAGATGAGCTAGCCGGCGCTTTTGATTTAAAGAGCGGTGAGCTAATTAAAGTGGAGGTTACGGCATGAGCACGTGGCGATTTAAAGACAAACTCATTTTAGCAGATGCAGCTGGTACGACGCTAACTGGCCTACATGCAATATATGCCAGTGACGTGGAGTTTACGCCAGAGAGCGAAAGCGAAAAAGACGAGTTAGAAACGAGCTACAGCGGTGCAAGCATGGAAACCTTTTATGGCGAGCATGTAAGCCTAAACTTTAAAACACCGCTGGCAATGAGTGGTACAGCGGGTACAGCACCAGCATATGCGCCACTTCTGCTTGCCTGTGGCATGGTGCAAGTGGCTGATGTTAGTAGCGTTACCTTTACTAAAGGTGCGGCAGTGGCTGCTAAGTGCACGTTACGCTTTGGTAAAAACACCCATAACATTACACAAATGAAAGGCAATGTGAGCTTTGCACTTGAAAAAGGCAAACCCATGCTTAACTGGCAGTTTAAAGGTTTGTTTAGTCCGCCGGTTGCAAGCAGTGCCCCGCCAAGTGTTGATTGGGATCGTTGGGTACGCCCCGAAGTGCTAGGCGTAAGTAACAGCTCTGACTTTAAACTAAGTGACACCCAACGCACGCTGCATAAGTTAACAGTTGATTTGGGTAATAACGTGGTGTTTGACCGTGCCATTAACCACGAAGAAATTATGATTACCGGGCATGAAAGCAGCGCTAACTTTACACTAAGCGCCGATGAGCTAACAAACTTTGATCCATGGAAAGACGTGGGTAAAGTGCAAACGTTTGAGTTTACCCATGGCACAGCAGTAGGTAAAAAAGTAACCATTATTGGGCGCTACCAAATGCCGTGGCCCAAATACACTAGCTTGGACTCGGAATTAACCGGTTACGAATTTGACGGCAAACTAGTACCCAGTGGCACAGGCTATGACGAACTAACGATTGTTTTTGAGTAATGCTTATGCGATTTCAAGCAATGAACATGACCAATATAAATATTGGTGAAGTTGAATTTTATACCGTCGTAGTAAAAAGAAAAGGGAAAGCGCCAAGCTACTGTAAAGACAGTAATGGCATGTTGAAATTTAATACTCTTAACGCTGCTAAAGACGAAGCTTTAAGGCTAACTAAAGAATATAAGTGAGTTTGCAATGAAATTAAAATTACTAAATGACTTAAAAACTGCGGTGGTAAAAGCCCCACTTAATTTTGAGTTTGGTGGTGTGCTATTTAAGTTTACCGCACACATAAAGCTAGTGACTGAAAGCGAGCTAAAACTGCTGACTGAAAAGCAAGGCGCTAATGATGGCGAAATTGTACGTGAACTGCTTATTAGCTGGGATGGCTTTGTTGATGACGGCAAAGACGTACCTTTTGCAAGCGATACGCTTGAAGAACTGCTGGCGTACAGCGGCATAACCGCCCGCTTAAGTGTTGAGTGTATTAATGCGCAGTACCGTATACACGAAAAAAACTAGCCGATGTTGCTAGGTGGTTTTTGGGCGACCTAGCAGCATCAAGTAAAACACTAGATGACGACGAAGCCCATTTTGGTGCACCTAAAGCACCGCTTACAAAAGAAGATACATTATTTGTATTGCCGCAAAACCACTGTGCTGTAATTGCACTTACAACTGCGAGCAGCCAGTGGCAGCGTGATAACGAAGGGGTAGAAATAGCCCTAGATTATGCCCGGGCAGATATAGCTTGGCGCTATGCAAATATAACGTTAACCCCTAATGATTTTGAAAAACTACAAACATTAGAGCGCACCATAATAAACATAATAAGGCGACCCGATGAGCAACAAACTGAATTTGGCGTTACGCTTAAGTTATGACGGTAAAGCGGTTAGTGCTGGTGCGCGCCAAAACGTAAATGATTTAAACCGTATACCTAATGCAATACAACGCCAAGTTGCTGCTAACCAGCAACTGAGTGTAAGCCAAGCCGCTGTTATGCAACAGCAAGGCGCTATGACCCGCCAGCTGGGATTAATGAATAGCGCCTACGGGCAAATTGGTGCAACCCTTACTACATTGGTGGGTATTGGCACCGCTACAATGTTTGTGCGCGATACGGGCGCTGCTCAAATGCTTGACACCCGATTAAAAGGGTTAACCGGCTCGGCCGAAAATTACGCAAAAGTACAAGAGTATTTATTTGCCACCTCTGACCGTTTAAACACCAACTACACCACCCTTGCCGATTCGTACAGCCGCGTTTTAACCTTGCAAGAGTCTGGGTTAGTGACTAACGCACAAGGTAAAGCGATATTAGAAGGCTTTGCGAACGTAGCCGCTAAAACGGGTGCGAGTAACGTACAGTTAGGCCAGAGTTTATTTGGTATGACTCAGGGCATGACTGCCGGCACGTTACGCGCAGAAGAGTTAAACCAAGTAACTGAGCCATTACCAGGCTTAATGCAAAAACTAGATAAAGCCACGGGTGGTGTTGCGGGCAGTTTTAGGAAAATGGTAAACGATGGCCAAGTAACCAGCGCCATGTTTAAAACCACGCTGATTAAAGCGCTTGGCGATTACGCCGGTGCAGCTGAAGCCACAGAAGGTAAAATAAACGCCAGTTTTGCTGAAATGGGTAACGAATACCAGCGCTTAATACGCAGATACGAAGAGCCAGTAAATTTTGCTGTGACCAGTGTAATTGACGCAATTACTGACAGTATGGCTTATTTACGTGAGAACGAAGGCGTTGTAGATAGTTTAATGGTGGCAACCGGTGCATTAGCTACGGTATTAACTAGCCGTCTGGTGGTTGGGTTAGCTGCTAGCGCAAAGGGCTATATTGCCAGTATAGCCGCTAAAAACCGCACACTAATTGCTGATGCTGCATTAGCAAAACAAAACCAAGCCAATGCTGCTTTAGAGTTGCAGCGTGCAGCACAAATGAAAGCGTATGCTATACATACGGTCAATGCAGCTAGCACAACAAACTTATATTCAGCCGCAATTAGTCGTAAAATAATTGCAACTAACGCTCATACTGTTGCTCAGTCAGCATCAACTGCGGCAACTAATATTTATACCGTAGCCGCAGGTAGAGCCACTATTGCTAGTCGTGGCCTTGGTATGGCTATGAGTTTATTAGGTGGACCCGTTGGCTTAATTATGACTGCGGGTATAGCGCTTGCTTATTTTTTAAGTGAAAGTGAAAAGGCAACAGAGGAAACAAAAAAACTAAAAGTACATGTATATGAGCTAGGTGGTGCCTTTGATTCAATAGCTAATAAAAAGGCCCTAACGCAATTAAAAGAAAATCGAGCTGAAATACAAAAGACCACTGATGAAATCTCAGCGCAGTATAGTAAGGTTGCTGATCTTAAAAGGCGGCAAAAAAACACCAAAGGTACGCGTTTCGACAGTTTGTATCAGGGTAGAATTGATAGAGTAGAACTTGAAATTCAAGCGCTGACCAAAACACGCGCTGAGCTAATGAAAACATCCGCAGAGATTGCTAACTTTCAAAATAACCTAGATGGATTGAAGTGGACTAACCCAGATGCGGGTATTCCTGATCATATTAAAAAACTGCAAGAGAGCTTGAAAAGTGATGAGGAAAAGTTAAAAGCGCATTACGAAAAGCGTAAGCAAATGGTGATTGCTGCGCGCAATGAAGATGAAATAAATGAATCTAAATACGATGCAATTTTAAAGCAGTTAAAAACACAGTATTACACAGACATAAATACAATAGTTAAGCGCAAAGAAGCTGATAAAACGCGGATACAAAACCAAGCAGAAGAAAAGCGTAAAAATGACTTACAACGTGATTTAGAAAACCGTATTGCCGTAGTTAAAGGCTTTGCTGGGCGTGAAGCGCTGGCTGCTTACAACAACGAACTGAGTGTTGAGCAAGCTAGGCAACAAGCCAGAGTTGATGCAAAACGCCGAGCACAAATTGGCTTGGCGGCTAATGATGATGCGGGCGAACTTAAATATAATGCTAATTATCAAATAGAGCAATTGCAGCGAGAAGACGACTTATTAAAGCTGCTGGGTTATAACAGTCGAGTAGAGAAAGAAACTGCTGATCATAAAGCTCGGATGGCTGAAATACAGTTTGGTGCACAAGTTAAAGGTTATAGAACTGCGGCTGAGCAAGAAGAGTCTGCTCACGCTACTCGCATGATGGATATTTTTGCAAGCCAATATGCTCCAGGTTTTAAAAGTGAATTAGTTGCGCTTGCTGGGTTTGAGGAACAAACCAGTGCTGAAAAAGCGAAGAACGTAGTTGGTATTAGCGGTGCAATGTTCAAATCTTTGGGTAGCCAAAGTAAAACAGCTTTTAAAGCGTATAAAGCATTTGCCATAGCGCAAGCGGTAATTAATACTTACCAAGGTGCCACTGCTGCATTTACCTCACTTGCGTCTATTCCTATTATTGGCCCTGTGCTGGGTGGCGTCGCCGCAGCTGCTGCGGTTATGAGCGGCTTACAGCAAGTACGACAAATAAAAGCACAGCAACCAGCGGGTATTGCGCACGGTGGTTTAGATTATGTGCCTAACGAATCTACCTATGTACTGCAGCGTGGTGAGCGTGTATTAAGCCCGAAACAAAATACCGAAATTAGCCAAATGGCACGACGTTATAATGGTGGCGGCGCTGCTAATGATGCTGGTTCTGGCGGGGTTAGTATTAGTATTACCAACCAAATTACGGTGCAAGGCTCAACTAATGAGCAAAACTCGCAAGCAGTTGGCCAAGACATAGCACGCCAAGTAGTGGGTGTTGTGGTAGCTAATATACAAGAAAACGGCTCGATTATTAGAGCAGTACGCGGTGCTGCTTAGTTGTTAAGATACTGACATTAGTGTAAAAAGGAGTTTTTAAACGAGGGAATGTTTGTGTTCAAGCTAATAGTTGCTCCAATTATAAAACTACAAAACCGTATATTTGGTGAGAAAGGATTATTTATTCTTTTTTTAGTTCTATTTTTAGTTTTAGGTTTTCTGGATACGTTTTTTAATAGGTTTACTTATAATTTAAACACCCCAATACAAAACTGGGTTGATACCGCTGTTTACTTTAACAATGCGCTATCTCCTATTTTATTATTAGCCACAGTTATTTTGCTTTATTGGACTTGGAAAGATAACCGTAAAGAGCTAGCAGCGACTAAAAAAGCACTTGTTGAGCAATCAGATACTCAAAACTTTAGTGTAATAAAAGATGCAGTATTTGAAATTGCTGTTGGCGTTAGAAAATCTATGCGAAAAAACATTACTGTTTTCGACGATAACAATGAAATATATTTTATCAACCTCAATAAATTTGAAAATACAGAAATTGACGATTATTTTTATAAACATTCAAGAAACACTACTCTTGAGGCTTTTCTTTCTAACTATTTTATATTTATGAGGGCTAAACCAAATATAAACATTGAAAGAAACCGACAACATATGCTCATGATTTTTTCAGATGAAACACATGAATACAATGATAAGGTAAAATCAATTTCACTTTTTTTAAGAGCCTTAAAGAGTAAAGAGTATAAAAGTATTCTTGAAATCACTTTGTTTTCTAAGCTAACCATATTTACATGGCTTATGTTTGTTGAAATAGCATTTCATTTATACAAAACAGCGAAAGACGAAGAGAAAAACACTTCAAAACTTGTATTCATTGAGATTGCTGGTTTAACATGTAGGCAAATGCCAGATAAAACATGGTTAAGTGCCTTATCTGATGAAACAAGAGATAAAATAACAGCTTTTAACATAAGTATGTAAACCCCTTTCCAGCCAAAGAGTTACCCCTTAAGTTTTATACTCGTTACCAGTGTTTAATCTTGAAACCTGGTAACGATGCAACCTCTTCCACTCCCAAAACGGCCTAAGTTATCTAACTTTACGTTAGTGCCTAATAGCCAAATTCATTTAAATAAAGCTAACAATGCCACTGAAATTTACGACTTAGAAGGTGCTTATTGGGAGTTTGAAATTGAACTTGCCAATGTGCCTGAGCGCGATGCGTTGGCGCTTGATGGTTTTATTGCCAGCCTGCGCGGCCAAGTGGGTACATTTACCTTAATTGATTATCGCCGTGAGCAGCTAGATAAAGACTTTACTGGCTTTGTACGTGGTGCAAACCAAGATGGCAACATATTAAATATCGATGGCTTACCCGCTAACAAAACCTTGCTGGTTGCTGGCGAACGCATGCAAGTTGGCGTTGGGCAAAGCACTGAGCTTAAAATATTAACGGCTGATTTGGTAAGTAATTCGATTGGCCAAGCAACGGCTAATTTTGAATCTCCTGTTCGCAAAATACCTGCAGACAATACCCTAATTACGTTTAAGCAACCCGCTGGCTTATTTAGACTTGCTGATAATAAGCAAGGGCTTGCGAGTGCTCAATATAAAAAAGGCATTGTTACCAGCTGGAAAATTAAAGGCCGGGAGGCGTTTTAATGGAAAGCTTAAATGCTGCTTTACTTGCTGATTTAGCTAATAGCGGCCGTGCCCGCTACTTTGTGCGCTTAGCCTTTAAAAGTGGTGATGTTTTACTGCATACAGGTGTTGGTGAGCGCCGCTTTAAAAACCGTACTTGGCATGGCGTAGGTATGTTAGGCACGGTAAGCGAAATACCGGCCAGCGATAAAAATGACAGTGCCCGTATTCGTTTAACTTTACACACTCAAGACCAAGCTGTTTTAGCTGAGGTTGCCGAAAATGACCCTATTAGCCTGGGCTGCGAAATTTACCTTGTAACTGTTGATGAGCATTATCGCGTTAGCCAAAGCCAAATACTTGAAAGCGGCTACATTGTTGCGTGCGATGTTGAACGTGGTGACGTGTCGCAAATTCAATTGAGCATAGCGGGTGAAAGCGAGCGTTGGAAAGATGCACGATTACACCAACGCTGGAACGATGCAACCCAAAAAGCGCTGCACCCGGGCGATAAGTTTTTTAGTGAGCAAACAACGGCAAACAAACAAAAGCTACGTGACACACAACCGGGTAAATACATAGGGGATAATCGACATGAACGCCAACGCTAAACTTGCTGCTTTTGTTACTCAGCGTAACTGTGAACCTTTTAAATGGGGTAAAAATGATTGTTGCTTATTGATTTCCGATTGGGTGTTGTTTGCAACGGGCAATGATGTTGCAGCTGACTTTAGAGGCGCTTATCGCTCAAAAACGGGGGCATTTAAACAATTGTTTAAACGCGGTTTAAACGATGTTCAAAGTGTATTTAAAGACCGTTTAAACCCTGAAGTACCGATTGCTTACGCCCGCCGTGGCGACATTGCATTAGTTGAATTCAATAATGAATATGTTGGCGGCATTGTGACTGTTAACGCTGTGGTATGTGTAGGTGATAACGGGTTGGTTACTCTACCTATGAGTGCAGTAAAAGCGGTGTATCCGTTGGAGCCTCGCGATGTCTAAAGTTGTTGATGTTGTAGTTGATACCGGTGGTGATATTTTTGGCCTTGGGCGCAGTGTTTTTAATAAAACAGTGGGAGCGCTCTGGGATTCGCTTACGCCAGATTTACCAGAAGAGGATTTAGCGACACTGGCTAAAGGCTTACAAAAAGGTATTGATCAGCCCCGCCGCATTACGTTTGGCCGCGATCGTGTGGGTGGTGTTATTGCGCACCAGGCGGAAGTAGAACGTGGTGAAAAAAAGTTTGTGCAAATGGTGGTGCTTATAAATGGGACCCCTATTGACGCGCTTGAAGAAATTTATATAGCTGATAAACCCATTACTGATTACCCAACTGAAAGCTGGGATTATGAGTTAAGTGATGGCCGCCATACAGCGGCTAATGCTAAAGCTGTGGCTAAAATGGCCGGTTGGACAAATGAGCATATAGGCATTGACCAAGCACATATTTTTATAGAGCTGGAAAACAATCGCGAAGTATTTGAAGATGGTATTAGTGAAACCGAGTTTTTAATACGTGGTGCACGGGTGTGGGATCCGCGCGATACGACTCAAAATCCTGATGATGAAACTACGTGGGCGTGGAGCCAAAATGCGGTGTTGTGCGCCTTGCACTACGTTCGATTTTACGGTGCGCATGAAGTGCCGTTTGATCGTTTACCGCTGGGCTGGTGGATTGCTGCGATAAACGTATGTGACGAAGACGCTGAGTTTAAAGATGCGGCAGGTAAAATAACAACCGAAAAGCGCTATACTACGAATGGTAGCTTTACCTTTAGCTCTAAACCGCTTGATGTATTAAACCAATTAGAAGGATGTTTTGCGGGCAAGATTTTTAGGCAAATGGGCCAGTGGTATGTGCGTGTTGGGGCTTGGTATGGCAACCCTACATACACTATTAATGCTGATGATGTGCATGGCAATATTAAAATAAAGTGGCATGCTGATTTACGCGATCGTGCGAATGTTGTGAGAGCGACGTTTACCGACCCTGAGCAAAACTACGACAGGACAGACGCTCCGCCTGTTGTATCTGCTGGGTATCAAGCTATTGATAATCAGGTATTAGAAAAGTCGATTACGTTACCGTTTGTGCGCAGTGGCACGACGGCCCAGCGCCTGGCAACAATACATTTAGAACAAACCCGGTTAGGTGAAATTGAACTGCCGCTTAAACACAAGGGCTTGGCTGCAGCAGTTGGCCGTACTGTGTATTTAAACCTACCGAATGAGTCGATAAACAATAAAATATACCGTGTAGTAGAGCGCCGCTTTAGATTAGACGGCGGCGTGACATTGATGTGCGTTGAAGACGGCCCTAATTTATGGGCTGATAATTTAGTACCTGGTGCGCAAGATTTAACACCAAATAGTGACTATTTAGTGGGTAAGCCGCAACCTATTTTTGATGTACGGGTTACGATTGATGGTGACGGCAATGGCATTATTAAGTGGAACCACCCTGCTCCACTTGCTGTTAATGAGTATGATGTAGAGTTTATTAATACTGCGGCTGATGAGCAGGTGTTTAAAACCTCTGTAACTTATACCCAAGTTACTATTCCTAATTTACAGTTAGGTGAGTACACCGCACGTATTAGTGCTAAAAACATATTTGGACAACGCTCGTTGCTTGTAGCTGTGCAATTTAGTGTGCTTACACCGACTTTGCCTACCGTTTATGTAACTGCAGATTACAACCAAATAACGCTAACTGCTGACATAGCTACAGCCGGTATTGGTACTGCGTTTGAGTGGGAATTTTTAGGCACCACAGAAAGTCCGCAAAGCGGTGAGCGTGTGTTGGCGCAGATTTATAATCGCATTGGTTTAAAAAGCGAAACTGAGTATAAGTTTAGAGTGCGCAGCGTTAATCACCTGGGCGCAAGTGACTGGGTAGATGTTATAGCAAACACCACGCTTGTAGATTTAACCGAGTTTATTAATGGTGTTGAATTAACTCAATTAAGTGAGGACGCACAAACACTTATTGAGGATATGAATACGCAAGTTGATCGCTTGCGTCCTGAAACAGAAAATAACCTACCCAGCTTAATAGCTAAAAATATTGACGCACTCACCGGACTTGCTGAAAAAGTTCAAGTACTCGACGCAGAAAACCCAAACAGCATCCCATTTCAAATTGACCAGCTCGTTAATATTGTTGATGTGATCAACGCAGAGAACCCAAACAATCTGCAGCAGCAATTAGCCGACTCAAACAGCAAAATAAACGATTTAGAACGCGTAACCGAGGTTTTAGACGAAACCAAGCAAAACAGCCTACCCGCGCTTATTAAAATCAATAATATCGCAATTGAACAGCAGCGATTAGCCCAGCAAAGTATTGGTTTAAGCCTTTTAAACGTGACTAGCGCGTATACAAACTGGCGTAACGAATACGAGCGCCGTGCGTTTAATAACGAGCGCTTAATTGATGCGGCTGTGTATGTTGATCCGGATACTGGCACAATTATTAATCGTGCTTTTGCGTATGCTGATGAAAGCTTTAACAGCGCCACGCTAATGATTGAGGGCGCTAACAGTAAAATTACTATCGCGTCACAACAAATTGCTCAGTCTCAAAGCCGTATAAGCCAAGCTGAAGCGCAGCTTATTATACAAGCCGCGCAAATCAACCAAAAAGCCACTTTTAGTGAAGTTGAAAGCCAGATAGCCGGTGCATTGGCCGCACTACAACCCGCGTATAGCTGGCAGTTTAATACCAGTAGCGAAGGGTTTGATCCAGACAGCCACAACGCAACAGGCTACATTGTGGCCACTGCACAAATTAGCAGCCCAGCAATCAGCTATAACGCGGCTGAAAACCCGATGTTTCGCCTGCGCGTGCGTAAACATTCAGATGCAACGTGGCGCGGCGATATTAAATTTAATGGTGGCACTACTACCCTGCACTTACCCGAGCCAGCAGGCACAGATTTTGAGACCTTAACGCTCGATGCCACAGGCACAGCAGGCTACATGGGCACGATTACCAGCTTAGAGTTTGACTTAGGCGCGTGTGATATTGATTTTATCGAGGTTGGTAAGCGTGGCGCTAACGATTTAACCCTTGCGGATATTACGGCACGTACAACCGAGCTTGAGCAAGACATTAATGCGGCCACAGGCGTTATGGCCCAGTATGCAACAACAGCTTGGGTTAACGCACTGGGCTATCAAACGCAAAGTAACGTACAAACGCTGATTGACTCGTTTAATGCTCAGTACAGTATTGCGGCTACCCTGCAAGAGTTTAACGACCAGGACATAATAATAAAAGCCAATGCGGCACAAACATGGATTAACGGCGCAGAGGCCACAATACGTGACCAAGTAACCAGCATTTTAAACAGTGACGATGGCGTAAACCAGCGCATTAGTGTTGCTGAGCAAAGCATTGATGCAATCGCCGGTGAAATTAGCCTGAGCATTACTCAAGTCAGCGGCTTAAAGCTTGACGTAAAAAAGCTTGGTTTGAATGAGGTTATTGCTGCATACAACAAAATGCAGCAAGACCAGGAGCTGGCAGAGCAAAGCTTTAGCCTTGCCGCAGCGAATCAAAAACTAACTGCAGTTACTAATGATGTTGAGTCACTCGCAACCCAAACGCTCGAACTTGCGGGTTTATATGGCCAAAACGCAGCGTATTTAACAAGTCTAAACCAAGCATTTGCTAACGAACGTACAGCGCGTTCAACCACTGAACGTGAGTTAAGAGCCGAAATAACCAGCGAAGGAACACGCACTATTGCCCAAGCCAACGAGCGATTAGAGGCGGTTGTAGGTTACTGCGTAGATGCACAGGGCAATCGCGTTGATGAACCAGATGCAATGGCCTGCATTGCTCTTGGGCATGATTGGGTTGACGGCCCACTCGTGCAGTTAATTAACGATTACACCAGCGTTTTTGTAAATGAAAAAGGCTATCAAACAGTCGCCAACGTTCAGCAATTTATCAGCACGTTTGACGGCCAATACAGCATAACAGCAACGATCCAAACAATTAATGACGAGGGCATAATCACCGCCGCGAAAGAGGCGCAGCAATGGATTAACGCTGCTGAGGGCACCATTGAAAATATCGTTACTCAGTTTGTTAATAAACCAAATGGTATAAACGATAACATTGCATTTGCGTACGATCTAATACAAGCCAACGCAGACGATATTACCGTTACGGCCAACGCACAGCAGCAACTATCAGTAAGAATGGGTGAAGCTGAGGCTGATTTAAACCGCATTGATGATTTGGTGATCACCGAGCAACAAGCTCGCGCTACGTTGGGCACTCAATTACGCATTGAATTTCAAACGCAAGATTTAGCCATGCTTGCCACTGCTAACGAGTTTACCCGCGCAGTAACCGGCTATTGTGTTGATGCCAACGGCGAACGTGTTGATCAAGATGATGCCGTGCAATGTGAGCTAGACGGCCATACTTGGATTGACGGCCCCGCCGTACAACGCGCTATCAATATTAGTGTGGCGTATGTTGATGAAAAGGGTTATCAAACCCAAAGCAACGTAAGTCAGTTGCTTGATACATTTAATGCAACGTATCAAGTAAGTGCGACACTGCAAGAGTTTAAAGACAACGGCACTCTGCAAAAAGCCAATAATGCGCAGCTGTTTATTAATGCTGCAGAAGGTTATATTGAAAACCAGATCACGTTATTTAACGATAAAGAAGATGGCGTAAACGCTACTTTTGCGAATGTAAAACAACGTTTAGATGCAGCGGAAGGCGCTGTAACGACTAGCATAAAGCAAATGCAAGGCTTAGAGCTTGAGCAACAAGCCCAGGGCTTAAATGACGTTATTGCTGCGTATAACAAAATGATGCAAGACCAGGACTTAGCAACGCTCAATGTAAAAGCGTCACTCGCTAACGAAAAGCTGCAGGCCCAAACCACAGGGCTTGAAAGTTTGGCTAAACAGCAGCTTGAACTTGCGGCTATTTTTAATAGCAGCAACGCTATTATTACGTCACTAAACAAAGCGGTAGCTAATCAGTACGAAGCAAGCGTAGTACGTGATCAGCGTTATCAAGCAACATTTGATAACGTAACGGCGCGCTTTAGCGATGTAACTACGGCTATTGCAAGCATTGATGAAGCCAACACCCTGCGTGATATCGAGTTTGAATCGTTTGTTGCCGACACAATCGCCAGCTTTGACGATGTAAGCGAAACATTCGCAAGCCAAAATCAAGCTTTTAGCACGTTACAACAAACTCTGACTGCAAAAATTAATGATGATACCGAGGCCGCTAAAAATACCGCCATAGCTACAGCGCAAGAGTACACCCGCACCGCCGTGGGTTACTGCTTAAATGCCCAAGGCCAAATCACCAGCGAGAACGACGCCGTGCAATGTGTTGCCGATGGCGGTTCGTGGGTTAATGGTCCCCTTGCTGAGTTTATCGCCAACATGCAAATTAGCGACGGTGAAAACACCGCGAGCATTAAACAGCTACGCCAACTATTTACCACGGTTGAAGGTAAGCTGGTTGCTCGCGGTGGCTGGACGCTTGATAACAACGGTCGCGTAGTTGGCATAGCGGGTTATAACGATGGTGAAGTGGGTAATCTTGACTTGATTGCTAATGTTATTCGCCAAGGTGTAATGGTTAATGGCACGTTTGTGCCAACGATATACCTTGATAATTCTGATCGACTCAACCCTGTGCAAACATTTAGGGGGCGCTTAGTACTCAGTGATGGCCATCAAGTAAGTACGTTAAATGATATTAAAGCGCAAGATGGCAAAGATGGTGCTGATGGTGCTGATGGTGCTGATGGTCAGGACGGTGCAACTGGGCCACAAGGCATTCAAGGTGCAAAAGGCGCGGACGGTCTAACAACGTATACATGGTTAAAATATGCTGATAATGCCAGTGGTGCTGGGCTTAGCAACTCCCCAACTAACAAAGAGTATATTGGCTTTGCTTATAATAAAACCACGGCTACAGAGTCAACCAACCCAGCGGATTACACATGGTCAAAAATAAAAGGTGAAGATGGCGCTAATGGTACCGACGGTGTGCCTGGTGCAAAAGGTGCGGATGGCAAAACAACCTACACATGGATTGCATACAGCGAAAACGTCAGCGGTTCCGGCATGTATCAAACCCCTAACAGCAACACCAAATACATCGGTATTGCGGTAAATAAAACCACAGCAACGGAGTCAGGCAACCCAGCTGATTACACATGGTCATTATTTAAAGGAGCTGATGGCGCAGATGGTCAAAACGGGCTTAATGGACAAAATGGAAATCGAGGTTCGATAGAGGTTCAAATCGCCACGTCAACCGGCGCCTGGTCAGATGCGACAGCAAATGCCAGCGTCCCGGGCTCACCGGTTGAGCACGACCGGGTAACCATTTACAAATCTAGCGACGCAAAGGTCCAGACAACAAAACGATTTAACGGCAGTTCGTGGGCAAGCTACACATTGCGAGTCCACGGCGACGCTCTAATAGACGGCACTGTAGATGGTAAAGTGTTTAGAGCTAGCTCACGCATTGAATCACCAATAATTATGGGGGGTGAGATAGTAATCACAGAACCTAGTTCGGATTACTTGGATATTGTGGGACGTTCCCTGCCATTTGGCCCTACTGCCGATTTAATATCGTGGTACGGCCCCAAAATAAACGGTGTAACTTGGAACAGCTCAACACAGTCTGCTATATACGCAGGCATGAGCAAGAGCAATGCTGTTAGCTATAAAACAAACAACGGTGGTTTTTATTTTGGGGGCACGTTTCAAGCTGGTACGTTATCAATTTCGCGCCAAGCGACTAATACGTCAGGTGGCCTTAACGTCTTAACGGGTTCTTTCACAATACCAGGCGGAACGACGTCCATAAATGTTACAGCTAGTGTCACGGGCCGAGGTGGCGCCAGTGGCGGCGGCACATGCCCTACTAGCCCGTATAAGCCAAGCTCAACAGTAGATATAGAAATGCTTGTAGGCGGTACATGGCAAGCTATTGCAGGAAATAACGCTATAGGTACTGCTAGCTGTACACAAGAAGGGCCGGAAATAATTCTTTCTGTTACGACCGGAGTATCGGCGAATACCAATTTGACTGTTAGCCAGGGTCAGCTTTTACAGCTTCGGGCTGTAGCGAGAACAGTGTCATTTCCGTACAACGAAGCAGGATTGAAAATGTCGGGCTCACGCTCTTTATCTATCGTTGTTACGGGCAGCAACTAAATATATTAACTTCATAAAAGAGGACTAAACAATGGCAGCATTTACAGCTAGTCAAGCCAGTGTTACCAACGGCTCTAAAGTAGTAACAATCAACAGCGGCGAGAGTATCGCCAATGTGCGCCAAGGTGATTTTTTATTTTTAGCAGGTTTTTTGGTTGAGATCAACCGTGGCTATGTGGGCGCAGCCAGTCAGCAATATATTGGGCTGGTTAAAAAATGGGCTAACAGTAACCAGTCCAGCCAGCCCGCTGTTGTAATACCAACAACCGGCGATTTTAGAGCCGCCGTCGATGCTATTAACAACGCGAACAAAAACGTCAATGACAACTTTGTGGCCATGCAAAACTGGCAAACAAACATGGGGTCTGTCACATTCACTAACCAAGATGGCACCACAACAACCGTTAAAACGTTAAAGCAGATTGAAGCGGATAACGAAGCACAAATGGATACCTACCACCCCTATCCGTGGGCTATGCGTAAAGTAGAGTTTGAAGCTAACCGAGCGCAGAATAACGAAAAGTTTGCTGCCAGTGGTTTTGTGCATTTCGGTAAGCATTGGGATAACAGTACACCTAATGACCCTATCAACGAAGGTTTATATACAGACCACGCCACCCCGAATCTTCTTCTTATGGGTAGAGGTGGTGCGGACTTAAGCGTTAAGGGCGACTCAAAAACTATCAACTCCATCCTTAATTTGGCGGGAGTAATTACTCCGTTAAAATACCTATCACTTAACGCCTCTGGGGGCAGAAACACGATAAAACTCCCTCCCGCAGAAGATGGCAAACGCACTTATGATAGTGCATCAGGCTTATCCGTAACACATACAACATCAGCTATTGCTTTTGCCAGTGAAACAGCAACTAACAAGGTCGTAACGGATCGCGTGGATATGTGGGGCTTCGAAGCTTACTTACGCGAAGTTAATGATGCCGACCCCTTTGTATACGCAAATGGGTTGATTCAATCTTTAGCTACAAGCATATCAGGCGTTACAACTGTTAGTGATAACGTCCGTCCTATAACCTACTTCGCATGGTATGAGGGTGATGAAGATAGTCGAGGCAAAGGTGTAAACTGGCAAACAGCAAGTGAAGCACAACGCATTAAACTAGCTAGCGACCCGGCGAATAATATCTACTTTGATGACGCAACAGGTAAGTTTTACCAATGGTGTATTCGTGGACGCAGTTTTGCTGGGTTAGGTAATGGGGACTGGCTTACTATAGACTCCACCTCTTCAGCATTAGCTTTTTCTACGATTAACAGGGTGGGCACACAAGGGACCCGAGCTGCTCCACGAGGTTGGTTGTCCTCCGGTGCCGACACGGTATTTTATGGTAACAACCCTAACGCAGGGGTGGCGGGGACAAGAGAAACCGGCTTGTTTACTGTATTTAAGGGGCTAGGTGAGGCTAGAGACGGTGCCGAAGGCCACTGTTACTTCTACGTTGGCGGCACAGTTAATCGCTTGAACCAAGGAGCTTACCATCCTAGCTTTAACCATTTAGGGGCTGCAGGTGTGCTGGATACCGCAGGGGTTAGTTCCCATGAATGGTTTAAGGGTACAGCTCGGAAGCTAAATGGTAAAAGTATGTGCTTCTCAGAGAGGTCGACAGGAGCGCGTAGTGGCGCTGTAGGGTCAACCGCATCAAGACCGGACGGACGATTTTACGATGTCATCTACGCAAGCGGCCTTGGGGGGGTCTGTCGGGATATGCGTTACTCTGCTTGGGGATTAACTAAAGAAGATTTTGCCAAAGCCGATTTAAGTGTCAAGTCGGACAGATACCGTGGTATGGAGAGATTAAAAATAACCAAAGTGGCAGACTTATCTGAAATAGAATCAGTGTCGTCCTCTAACGGAGGAATCCGAGCCTACCAGAACTATGCACAAACCCTAAACGTTGATGTTACAGATGGTTATTATGTCTACAATAAAGAAACGGGGGCTATATTTTATAACTTTACAAGACCAGACACTTTAGTCCCTCCATTTTCTGGCCACATCTACTACCCAATATCTTGGGGTCTAAATCCTAAAGTAGTTGTAATTTACTCCAACGATTCGGATATTGTTGTCTCGGGTGATTTTATGCATACCGAGGTTGTGTGTGGTAATCCCGAAAAACTCTTACAGTGTGAGGATTTAAAAGACGGCTGGGTAGGTGAGTGGAATCCCACCCCCATCATTGAAGGAACCCCCATACCGCACAGGCGCAAAGTGTGCAATACTTATTCCATTACTGATCCAAAACGTTATGTTAACGGCGTGTGGGATACTTGGGCTTCGTCCGGTTCTATAAAAAACACAAGTAACCTTAGTAGATACGGACTGTCCACAACTAATTACGAAATATATTTATTCGAATATAGCGCAAGAGCGTATAGAACGATACCCTCAAAAGTACCCCCTATCTTAGGGCATACTGAAGGGGTAGGTCAGGTATGGATTACCTCCAGGAATAGGACTGAAACCGGGGCTAACGTTGTCGAGTCCTTGATTGGTAAGGTTCCTACAAAAGAAACGGCTAGTAGCACAGGGAAAGACCAAGTAAATTACCCACTAACGAGCTTAATGTTAGGAGATGGGCTAGATACAATGATAGGAGTAAACAAACTGCATAGCACCCACTCAGTAGCAGATATATATCAAGGAGAGATTGCGGTTAAGGCCTTAAATTATAATGTAGTTGAAAACCAACAAGGCTTTATTAACTACGCCTATACCGAGCTTAAACACAACGGTACAGACTGGGGTGATGATGGAAAAATTCACATCGTAGATAACCAAAGCACAATGCTCGACACCAACGGCCAGACAGTAAAAGTAGGTACAGCTCGAATTGTAGAACCTTTAGGGTGGATTAAAAATGACAAGTAAAATTATTGATTTCATAATATTAGATGAAGAACAAAACCCTCTGCTTGATGCAGAGGGGTTCCCAACACTCCTACAAGCACCAATCGGTAAGGATATTGGGCAGCTAATAAGTATGGGTAAAATTTCACATATTGAACAGTTTGCCCAACTAGCGAGTGATATTGAACAACACGAATGGGCTAGTGAATATCTGGAATATTTACGCTTGGTAAAGTGGATCGAAGCCAAGAACAGTAACCTACCAGATCCCGTAGCAAACGCCGATGGTACAGTTACCTATCCCGAGCCTATACCACCACCTAGAGAACCAATCCATCCTAAAATACGAACCGTTGAACAGGTACTTGAGCCATTTGCAAAAGCACTTGCTAAACTTAAAGGTATTACGTTTAAGGGAGTGAACGTGGCTTTAACTGAAACAAACCAAAATGGCCTGTCAGCACTTAAATCCGCATTAGACCTAGCTAAGGAATTTGGTGCTGAGGCGCAGTTCTTCCCCATTAACTTTAATGCTGAAACGAGTAGTAGTATTGAAGTAGTCACGTTGGATGATGAAATTGAATTTAAAGAGTTTGGTTTACAATTTATTCTAGCCCGTAAAACCTTTTTTGAATAA